TCTTCTGTTAATAGATGGCTTTTGTTTTCGGCCTTTCGTCTTGCTACCCTTATAATGGGCGGCATCCAGTCCGTCACGGTTGCCATATGTTCCAAGTTTTCTATTAAGTTTGTTTGCATTGACTCTAATTGCTAGACCTTTCCTAGTTTTGTTGTATTTCTTCTGCTGTTTTCTGCGTTTAGCAGCAGCTTTAGGGTTTTTCTTGTAGTACTTAGACGTTTTTCGTGCCATACAACCTCCGCTGTACAAGGTTAGAGTCTACAGTAGGTAAAAGCTGGTTTAGTTTATCAAGAGGACTACCATCAAAGGCAACACCTGTTATGTCATTAGTCTTTAACCAATCACATGCTGCTTTTAAATCTTGTGTTGTAGCCTCTCCACTTTTTATTCTACGTAGAAAGTCCTCTGTAACAAGATAATGTAGCTCGTTAAAACTTTCTTCAGTTGCTTTTTTGGGTAGTTTCTTGATTGTTTCCATAATTAGTATCTAACTGGTAGTTTAGTTATTACCCCTTTACGTCTTCTCTTTTCTTCATCTGAATCCGTACCCGGAAAAGAAGGTTTTCTGCCTTCAGCTAAGGCTCTTGCAGCTTCTTGTTGGAATTGCTCTTCTGTGTAGGTAAATGCCATGTTATTTGATGTCTAATCCTTTTTTAACTATAGCTAGTGCTTTATCGTCTAGCTCATTATCAGTTTGCTCAACTAGCTTTTCTAGTAATTCTACTACAAATTTCTTGAACTTTTCGCTCTTGAGGCTAGTTAATACGAGTGGTTTTAAAAGTGCTAACATGATTATTTAGTGGTTTTTTTAGTGGTTGTTTTTTTAGCTTTAGCTTTTTGAGCTATTATATAGGAAGTTTCTACTTCTGGTTTTAGATCATTAGGTCCATCTAAAGATGGTTGATCTGTCTTGTGTTTAATTGTAAAGCTACTCATTTAAAATAATCCAAATAATTTCTTTTTGGGCTTAGGTGGTAGTAGTGCTGAGATAGGTACAACATCCTGACATAATACCTTCATCTTTGAATTAGGATGAAAGGTAAATCCTTTCTGTTGTAGCTCTGCACATTTTAATGCTCGGACTAATTCATAGTCGAGTCTCATTTTCTCCTCTTGTCTCTTAGCAATATCCTTACACTGTTTTAAAGATGTCCGATCTAACGGAACCATAAAGTTAAGCTGGAATCCCCAGTTTTCTCCTTTAGTGTAACTCTCTTGCCTAAGACCTCCTAAATCATCATTCCATGTTCTAGGTTCTGTATGATTACCCATATAGAATGGTGAGAAGGTCATCGTACTCCCGTTACAGCTTATATTAGGACCAAAGTATTGTCTACTCTGAGCTCCATTGTTCTGAAATTGCACAGCCTGATTGGTGACATTTCCAGTAGCAGCTGCCACGGGGTTAGATGTATTGTTCGTTTCGCCTTCGGCGTAAACTGGACTTCCTATTGAGAGAAGACCGATAAGGAAGTAGTAGTAGCGTTTGTTGTGATGTTTCTTGTCACGTCTATCTGCTCTATTACTCCTGCAGCTCTGGTCACGGTTTCTAGCTGAAATGCGTTCCCAGCTGTTTGAATATCGAATACCGTATCTGTTGCTGCTATTCCTCCAGAGGTTGCGGAGGTTGCTGTAACATTGCTTCCAGTCCAGCTGTCTAATTTGCCACCAAACACCTGAGTCTGGATAGTTTCTGTTACAGTTTGTGTAGTCGTCGTTGTACTGTTCATCGACCCCTGAGTAAACTGAGGCGTGACAGTATTTGCTCTCGCTACTGCGGGTGACAACAGAGCTAAGAGTATTAACCATTTCTTCATTCTTCCTTTTTCTTAGCCATTGGACAGTTTACTGTACCTTTATCTTTATTATTACTGCCAGTAGACAAGCCAAAAGTGGCTAGTGCTCCTGTAAAGACACTGGCGACAAAGGTTATATCTGAGTTACCAGCTTTCTTAATCATTGGTAACTCAACATAATTCATGGTTATTATAAAGCCAGACCAAACTACTACGCCAAGCCTGACGAATGTACCAAGGATCTGGATTTGATGTTCTTGATCCTCTGCAGCATCTTTGAGTTTACCTATCAACCCTTTCTTTTTATCTGGTGGGTTTCCTTCCATTTATTAACTTTACCTTGAATGAATTTTTGTAGTTTCTTCTTTATTTGATCGAAGAATGGTGTAGCTAGGGTGGTGGTTGCTACTGCTGCCACAGCTGCATAGGTTGCAGTTGCTACTACATCAGCAGTTGGCAGAGGTAACTGTATATCTAATACAGGTATGTCTAACTTAGGGGGAGGTGGAGTTTCAGTTTCAGTCTTAATTTCCTCAGTACCCTCTGGACGTTCAAGATCGCTAGGTGGAACGATTATCATTTTATATGATGGGACCTCAGCTGTTGGTAAAGGGATGGATATTGTTTCTATCGTATATGCGTCAGGCAGTACTATAGTGGGTATATCCACTAATTAACTAGCGTCAGGGTCAACTTTTCCCTTATTATCTAATTCTGGAATGTCCTCCCAAACCCATCCTTTAGTATTATCAGCCTTATATACATCCTCCTGCCACTGATATAAGCCGTTTTTTCTAGAGTGCATATCGCTAGGTTGTGGTATTGGAGATTCCCATAAATAAGTACTGTTGTTTAAAACCCAACTATCAAAAGGAGGTTTAGGTGGAATAAATACATCTAAACTAGAGTCATATGTATAACCAATACCGGCATAATTCCCTCTTAATGGTGGTTTACCATCTTCTATTAAAACTGTCTCACCATCTACACTTGTTGTTTGAGGAAGATAATGTTTTCCGCCATATGTATTGTAAGAAGTTTGAATCCAACTTACTCCATTTTCCTTAGGTAAACCATCTATAAAATCTTGTTCAGCCCTAAGAACTTGTAAAACAAGATTATCTTTTACTTTTGCAAAATGTGACATTGTTTATGCTGTAAATGTTCCTGAGCTTGTGAATGTATGGTAGGTATAGCCTCCAGAACTGGTGACAGTTCCTCCACTTCCGTTTTGTGGACCAGAATAGCGAATGATAACTCCGCCACCTCCACCGTGACCTCCACGGGAGTAAGCGTTGTAATCATGTGCAGCTCCACCGCCACCACGACCTGAGCCAGCAGCTCCGTCGTCGGCATTATAGCCGTGTCCGCCTTGTGAATAGGTAGAACCGTGCCATGCAGTTCCGGGACCGCCAGTACCGGGACCATTACCGCTATTATTATTCGCCGCTCCACCAGATCCACCGCCAGCACCGGCTCTTTTACGGTTCCAGCTGGTATAAGAACCCGGGCATCCGGGATGTCCCTGACCGGGACTACCACTACCTCCAGACCAAGTCTGTGTGTTGTTCCAGAGGAACGAACCTCCACCTCCAGAAGCTCCAGAAGCTCCGTTTCGAGCGAAGCCTCCACCGCCTCCGCCACCAGAGGAGGTGCTATTGAATGATGATCCGCTTCCGCCACCGCCATGTGCACTACCATTTGAGTAGCTACCAGTTCCGCCTCCACCGCCTCCTATTGAGACTGTGTAACCAGTACCACCTGTAACAGTGACAGAACCAGTACGATATCCTCCAGCTCCACCGCCAGCACCACCGTCGCCTGAGTTCCAATGTCCGACTCCGCCTCCGCCACCACCTATGACTAGATACTCACAGGCATAAGCGTTAGCAGTTCCATAAAAATCCGCAGCTAGTTGTGCTTCTCCAGAAGATGGGCAGTTACCTTTACCATGATATTCGGACAGCTGATGAGGTGTGCTTCCTCCAAATTCAGCTGCAATCTCGGACAGTGTAATTTGTCCTGAACCTTGTAATCCCATTACTTAGCCTCTAATTCTTTTACTTTTGCTGATAAATCCTTCACTGCCTCAATTAAAATAGAGGTTAAAGCATGATAATTAACTGTTAAAAATGACTCATTATCTTTTAAACCTTTCACTTCTTTAACTGCTTGAGGTAAGACTTGTTGTACGTTTTGAGCGATAACTCCAGCACTTGCAGTTCCATCACGTTTCCAATCAAAAGTTACACCATTTAAGGATTCTAATTTTTCTAGTGCATTAGGTACTATTTCAATATTCTCTTTTAATCTTTCATCAGAGGAAATCGTAGTTGAGTAAGCTATAACATCTCCATCTGCATGGAAGTCACCATCAGCTTCAAATCTAAATTCGTTGTTACCATTTATATAAACATCTAAGTGGGAATTATCAGACCAACCTATGTAATCACCAGAATCTCTACCAAGAACACCTGTTGTATAAATGTTGCTAGTATTAATTAAAGATAGTATTTCACTAGCTGATTGGTCAGCAGTCGCTGAAGCCTCTATACCATTAAGCTTAGTATGATCAGCGTCAGTAAATACATTGCTGTCAGATGCTGACTCTACAAGAGTTCTAATCTCAGCAGCAGTCTGATCGGCAGTAGCTGATGCTTCTATACCGTTTAGCTTACTGTGGTCAGCATCAGTAAACACGTTACTATCACTAGCACTTTCTACAAGTGTTCTTATCTCAGCAGCAGTTTGGTCAGCAGTAGCACTACTTTCAATACCATCTAATTTAGTACCGTCAGCAGCTACGTCTCTACCATCAACTGTTCCTGATACTGTGATATTTCCTGTTACGTCAATACCGGCTGAAAAATCATGGTTATGACTAGATGTAATAGGACCACCGCTAGATACTGCTACTGAAGCACCACCGTTTGCAATAGTTGTGCTATCAATTGCAGTTGTTGAAGCTGCTGTAACTAAACCTTGAGCGTCAACTGTAACAATAGGAATAGCAGAACTAGAACCATAAGCTCCGGCAGTTACACCAGAGTTTTCTAATTTTGTACCAGCTATTGCTGCGTTAGTTGCTATATCTGCGTTTACGATTGTTCCGTTAACTATATCTGCTGATTCTATTGTTAAATTTCCAGATACGTTTGCATCTATAATCTTTACGTCTGAAGGTAATGTACCAGCAGCAATTTTACTAACTGCTATGGAATCATTAGCTAGTCTTCCAGCTATTGAAGCGGAAGATACATTTGCCATATCTTCAGCAGCTACTGGATGACCTCCAGCTGTTGAGCCGTCATGTACGACAAGAGTATCCTTGTCTGTATCTACTGTAACTTCACCTTCGGCTCCGGTAAAGCTACCATGTTGCGTGGTTGTTCCACGTCTTAGTTTTAATAATTTTGCCATTATGCTATTGATCCGAAGTCAAGTTGTAAGTTACTACCGGCAGCTCCGTCTATTGTGGTTGCTGAAACAAGTCCTGTTACAGTGACTCCTGTAGACACGACTTCTAATTTAGTGCTTCCACCAGTCTGTAATTTTAAGCTACCTGTACCTGTATCATTAATAATTGAGTCACTAGCGTTATGAAATATCTCCATACCGTCAGAACTCGTACCATATATAGATTTTACGTTATCGTTGTGTATGTTAGTACCAGTATATGTACTACCAGTAACAGCAGCAAAGTTACCTGTAGCTGTTACACCACCTTGCCAAGCACTACCATTATAAACTTTTAGTTCGTCAGCAGAAGTATTAAAATATAGATCTCCTTCTGCTAATGTATTACCACCACCATCTGTTGAAGGATCAGAAGATGCAATTTGATATCTGTCAGTAAAGTTATTTACGTTTGCAATGCTTGCAGCAGTCGTATTAATACTTGAAATATTTGTAGCTGCTGTGTTTACGTTGGTTATAGAACCTTGTACTGTGTTTACATTAGCTATAGAACCGGCTACTGTATTAACGTTTGATATAGCATTTCCTACTGTATTAACATTTGCAATGTTTGTTGCAACTGTGTCTATTTCGGATGTACCCTCATTTAAGTCATCAGCAACAGTAGTAATCTTAGCTATGTTAGTAGCTGCTGTGTTTACATTTGATATACTTCCAGCAACTGTGTTAACAGAGTTATTTCCGCTTCCTGTGTTAACAGCATTAGTTATTAGACCTAAATCTTCTTGATATGTTACCTGTCCAGCAACTATATTAATGTTTACTAAGTCAGATGCGTTAGGGGTAGCAGCAGTATATCCATCACCAGAGCTACCATCATAGATCATCAAAACTTTGTTAGATGAACTATCAAACCATAAGTCACCATTTTGTAAACTTGAAGAATCACCTCTAGCTGTAGGTGCAGAGGTACTTATCTGGTAAAGATCATAAAAGTTATTTATATCTGATACGTTTGTAGCTGCTGTAGATATTGCACTAGCATTAGCTGCTACGGTTGTAACCTCTGTTGCTTTTGGTACTAATCTATGAAATGCATAGGTATGTAATGTAGTTGTAGTTTCTACTATTACACCAAAACCTGCTGTAAGTACTGTAGATCCACAACCTGTAATAGTAACAGTGTTACCAGATCCAGCACCATTTGCAATAGTAACTGTACCACCAGAAGGTGTACGTGAAGTTCCAATAGCCTTTACAGACACAAGGGTACCAGCTCCATTATTTACATCAGGGTTAGCTGTAGGAAAAGCAGTTTCACTTGCTATAGGTACAAAACCACCTACATCATCAACAAGGTCAATAATACGAGCATCAATAGCAGCAGTTGTAGCTACGTATGCGTCAGAGCCAGACCATGTAACACCACTAGCAATAGTTTCTGAAGAATCCTGTCTAAGGAATAAACCTTCAGCTTCTGTTTCTGTGTAATATCTACTATCTAAAGATGTAGTATTCATCTCAGATAACTCAAGTTTATCAGATTGAAGTAAAGTTTTGATGTCACTAGAAGTCTGATCGGCAGTAGCTGCGGTTTCTATTCCCGCTAACTTAGTCTGCTCTGCATCACTAAACTCGTTAGTATCAGCATTTGCTTCATATGCAGTTTTGATTTCTGCATTAGTCTGATCCGCAGTAGCTGAAGCTTCTATTGCGTTTAATTTACTGTGGTCTGCATCTGTAAAGACATTACTATCAGTAGCAGCTTCTACAAGTGTACGTATTTCTGCTGCTGTCTGGTCATCTTTTGCACCGACATCAATACCATCTAGTTTACTACCATCTGTTGCTACATCTCTACCATCGACAGTACCAGATACAGCAATGTTACCTGTAACTGTAAGAGCACCTGTTGCAGCTGTACCTGATGTTGATACGTTTTGAGATCCAAAAGCTGGAGTAACTTTAGTACCCGCTATAGCAGCTGACGCATTAACATCAACGTTAACTATTGTACCATCAACTAAGTTAGCACTTGCTACAGTTATATCTGTAGGCAAAGCACCACTATTCAGTTTTGCCATTGTAACAGCGTCATCAGCTATTTTAACTGTGGTAACATTGGCATCTTGTATCTTAGCTGTTGTTACAGCCAAATCTTTTATATCAGATGTTAATATTGTTTGATTCTGTTCTTCTTGTGCAGCATATAATATCTGCGTCATATTGTTGTTAAGGTCTCCTGCCTTAACTGCCGATCCTGCTGTAAAAGTTGCTTTAGCGGTGTCTACTTCTGTATCACGAAAGATACGTATAGCGGCAGGACTGGATGGTATATTCCCTGACGTAAATACAACATTACCACCACCTGTTGTAGTGTAGCTGGTAATGTTATAATGTGAACCTGATGTTTTAATAACACCATCAACATCTACTTTAATATCGGCTTCTTTAATAGAAGGAAATGAAAACGCTTTGGTTGCGCTTCCATCACCTGTATAATCTACGAATGTTGTTGCCATTTATTTGTACATAGTTAATAACGAGGATTGACTTGTTTTAAAATCTTGCTCCAGTTTTTTCTGTTTTTGTTCTTGTATTATCTTTAGTATATCCTCTCTATATTTGATAGAGTTCCATGCTAATCTTCGGGTGTTTTTAAATAATCTATCTATTACAATATTATGGTAATAGTCTCTAGCATTAAACTGACCTCTATTACCAGCACGTATATCAGCTCTCATAAGTTCCATTGATGCAATGACTTTAGGATCTCTTGCTAGTTTTTCTAGCTTTTCTTCAAGTCCATATTGACCAATAGCTTGTTGGAATTGAGAACGTATACCGGGGTCATCAGTTAAATTCGTACCATCCGGAGCGTAGAATGTACTTATTCTAAGGTCATAACCACTTTCAAATAAGAAGTTTCTGCCCTCAGATTCAACTAAGTTTAATGATACAGGACTTATTACGTTAAAAGCCCGAGTCATAAAGTCATAGTCTCTTATAGGTTCTCCATTTAACATGTCATACTTAATAGGTAGAGAGTCTACACCGGGGATATTCTCAGAAGCTAAGTTACGATTACGCCATGACTGGAATACACCAGAGTTAATTTCACGCATATATGGAGTAATTAATTTACCCATATCGTTACGTAATGCAGCTAATGGTACTGTATTATTCATTATACTAGCACCAATTCGTTCTATTTGACCGGGACGACCAGCTACTAAGTCAACTAATTGTTGAATACCAGCTAAGTAAGATTTACCACTAATAGACTGTGCGACTACTAAAGAAATCTTTTGTAATTCTTTCTCTGTCCACTCTTCACCCATAAGGATGCTGGCATCTCCTACATCAGCTATTGTAGAAAGTAGAAGTCCAAATGGTTCTATAGAATCATAACCTACTCTTGCATCACCTATCTGTATAGTTCTAGGTAAGTAACCACCATCTATCCATCCTTGACGTTGTTGCCTATCTGTAGGTCCGTTACCAGACAATCTTCCAGACATCCAAGCTTGAGCAGCCATAAAGGTTACAGCAGAGCCTATCGCAAATCTACCTGTTTGTAATGCTTTAGCGTTTTGTAATTCCTCTACAGTATTAATACCATATTTCTTTAATTTACCTAGATCTTTAGGTCCAGCAAATGCTATCTCATTAAACTCTTTAACTAAGAAGTTAAAACCGGGTGTGTGTTTAGCTGTTAATGCTAATCCATTTACACCAGTTCTAGCGAATAGAAAGAATGGTCTAACAAGTGGATTGGCTGTCATAACATCATTAAGACCTTTAGCAAAACCAGTTAGATCTTGTGTAAGGGTTACTTCCTTCTTAGCAAATAAAGTTGCATCGTCTTTTATATTACCATTAGCATCAAATATTTCTGTATAGAAATCGTCTTCATATGCTCTCATAACCTCTCGGTTAATTCTAGGTAACTCAACACCAGTACCTTCTATGTCTAATACACGACGCATAGCTTTTTCTCTCATCTTAGCTCTACCTAGTAAGAATGTAAAAGCATCATCAGTCGCTGCCATTATCTTAGTAGAGTAAGTAAAGAGATTAGTATTATTAACACCACGAACCATATTGGTAAATGCAAAGATAGCACGTTCGTCTGCTGAAGCTCTACCGCTATCTTCTGCCCATCTACGAATTAACTCCCAGTTATAGTCACCTTTAGTAAATTCAGTATATCTAGTTTTTACTGTTGATAATTCACCACTCCAGTAACCATTTAACTTAGTAAAGAATAAATCAAAGGCTTCTGGGATAGCTTCTAACATTCCATTCATGGAGGCAAGACTACCACGTATAGTAGCAGCGTCTCCTGTAAATGGATAACGCATAGTTGCTCCAATAAATGTAGATAGAGGACGTAAGAATGTTGCACTACCTGTACCTAAAAGTGCTCGCATTGGAGTTTTAGGTCCGCTTAATACACTATGACTTATCATTTCCTGTAAACTACGTATCAAAGCACCAGTACGGTCTGGTCCTTCACCCGCTATTTGTCCACCTTTTAATATAGTTCTTGCCCAGTTATCAAAATCATCTAAAGTATTAACGTTTTTCATCATAGAAAACGCTTCAAACAACGCATTTAATAGGTTATCATCAGGACTTTCTTTAGATATTTTAAGTATAGATAATATTGAATCTTTTACATCTTCCATATCTGCTTGAACAGCAGCATTAACAGCGTCATTTAATTGTCCCCTTGTTTTACCAGCACCAAATGATCTGAAATAATCAGAAGCTACAAACCTAGATTTCTTTGTTTGATATAAAGCAGTTAACATCGTGTCTACTACTTGCTTTGCTGGTCCGTCTATATCATCTAATGATACAAAATCTGCTATTTCTCTACCAGCTATACCTGTATCTCGTAACTGTTTAAGTAAAGATCCTACTACTAAGTCAGCTGTTACAACTGTTTCAGCGGACCAAGTTTCAAATAACTCATCACCTAAAGGAATAGATGCTTTTTGTTTCTCAAATAAGTCAGTTAGATACTCCTCTGGAGTCAGGTCCATAGCACTTCTGCCATCAGTTATCTTATGATACTCTGTGATAGCATCACGCCAAACTGCTGCTAATAACTTTCTATTACCTTTTACAGACTCTAGCTCTCGTGAAAACTTCTCATCGCTCATTAAACTTCGTAATGTGCGTTCGACTATTTCATCTGTTGTACCACCTTCCATTGCTATTCGTTCACGTTCTACATTAGTAGTAACAGAACCTGTAGAACCATCTTCAGATCCCCAGTCTTTACGTGTACGCTTTAACTGTTCTCTAGCTGTACCAGCTTCCACTTCAGATATATCAGCACCTTGATGTCTTTGTGCAATAGGTGCATTTTTAGCAGCACGAAAGTCAGCATCTCCTTTACGTATTTGTGCAAGAGCAGCTGTAGTAGTTTGATTTTCTATACTGTTGTTACGACCAATTATTCTTGCTGAGGCAGTAGCACCACCAAGAGCTTGTGCAACACCATCGAATACGAGACCTATTCCCATACCTTCTACGATGTTTTTCATCTTCATCATAATAGGGTGGTCAGTTTCTCTTGTACTTAATGGTGTATCCATCCAGCCATAATGATCTCTCATAGAGCCTAGAGCGTTTGCACCATCAGATTCTTTAGATATAACGTCTGAAATACCGCCAATAGCCATAGCTCTGGTAATACTTCCTAGACCTAACATTTTAGCTGAAGCTGCACCAAGTAAAGGTACACCAGCTGCGGCTAATCCTTTAGCAGATAGTACTATACCAGCTGCCATTGTACCGAAGTGAACTGTACCTCTAAGTAGTTTACCCCACCATGTCTTGGTTATAATAGGATCATCGTCATCACTAAATGGGTCCCACTCTGGGCGATAATAACCTGTTTCTTCTTTCTCTTTCTGCATCTCACCAGAGAACGCATCATATGTACGCTCGGCGAAAGTAGCAGTTGAAGAAAGAGTATCTTGTACACCACCAGTAAGAATAGATTGTCCTTCTTTTAGTAATCCTCTGAATCCCCAATTTTCTTGATTCCTAGGATCTACAGCTACAGCTTCTTTTTCTTCTTTTTCTTCTACTTGTTCTTGTCTTGCTTGATTTATTTTATCTTGTTTAAGCAGTTCCTCTTCTAACTCGAATTTTAATTCGTCAGGTGTAGGAACATTAAGACCATACTGTTCTTCTTCCATAATTATTCTGGTAATGTTTGTTCTATAAACTCCTCAGCAGCTGGACCAAACAGTGTTTCTAACTTTAAGAATGTAGGTAGATTTTCAAATAGAGTTTCAAATTCCTCTATATCTTTCTCTTTAAATTTTTTTAATCTTCTATAAGTATTATCAGCGTTGCCAAATAAATGTTGATTATTTGCTTTATGACGTAGTCTAGCTAATAAAAACTTAACTTGTTTCTTTTCATCAAACGTATCAGTCATTTCAATGTTATTAAAGTTATCACTAATTATTTGAGAAAATCCCGAAGCAGTCATATCAAAAGCACCAAGATTGGTATAACCTTGATTAACTAAATCCATTACTTCTGCTACAGTATGTTCGGATAGCGGCTTACCTAATGGTAATTCTGTAACCCAGTTACCGTCAGGATCTTTAATAGCATCAACTCCTCCGTTTTCTGTAGATTCTGGTGTACGTAAAGCATCTACCATGGTCTCTAATCTTGGAGCACCTGTTACATCATCGACTCCTTCAGTTGCGAGTAAAGTATTTGTAGCATGATTCTTATGATTTAACAATGGACTACTTAAGACACCTTTGAAATCTCCCATTAAACCCGGCATAGGTTTTATCCTGCCTAGTTTAACAAGTCTATCATGAGCTAATTTGATAGGGCTCTTTTTCGGAAAAAGTCTCGCTAATGAGGTCCACGTATGATCAAGCTCATCAGTTCTACCAGCAAGATAATCCTCAGCATTTAATAATGGATCTTCTTCACCTTCTAAAACAACTTCTGAGTTTATAGCTTCTTTTCTATTTGCGTCATATATACTAAATAATTTCTCTGCTGTTCTTAATTTCTTTGCATCCATGGTTACAGGATCTTTAGGATCAAACTGATTATTTTTCATAGCCTCATCTGTTAACCTTTTAGCTTCTGCAATAGCTGTATCTTCATCACTAAAACGTATTAATCTCTTGTACTCTCTGTTAAAGAACTCACCAGCTTCTCTATAAATATGTCCAGCTGTACTTTCTCTCCATTGAACATCGTTATAGTCATACGTCTTTGGATCAAATACTGATGTATCAGTCGCCCTAGCTCTTGAAACATTTGCAAAATATTCTTGCACGACTACAAAGTTCGCATTTTTCTTTGGATCAAATTCAACTAAGTTTGATTTTTCAATTAGAGCATTAACACCCTCTATAATATCTTCATTAGTAAAACCGCTAATAGTATCTGCTGGAAGTTCTCCACCAGCTTTTACTATCTCTTTTAGTATCTTTACTTTCTGTATCTCACGATCTCGATTATCTTTTTTTACTTGTGTATCCCAAGCGTTAGCAATAGAAATAGCTACATCTTGGTTAATATCATAAAGATTACTTTTCTTACCACTGTTCTTATGTTGGTCTGCTACAAATAAATCACCTTCTAATAAGTGTGTTATAGCTTCTTCTGTTAGTTGGCCGCTGCTAATTCCTTCATTTACCATCTTCTGGAAATCTGCCATTGCAGCTTTTCTAGGATTAAGAGTACCTATATTTCTATGATAATCAGTTCTATTATTTACCCAACCTGTTGAGGAAAATGCACTACTTATTATAGGTTCACCTAAACTAGGGTTATTAGCATGCGCTCCAGCTAGATTCATAGCGTTCCATGCGTTTTGATAATCATTATTTTTACGTAATGTATCAGTCGCTGCATTAGCTATATCTAAATTTTGACCAGTCCAACTTGCTCGAGTTGTTGTATACGAAGGCATGAAGTGGGTAATTAAATGACCTTCAGTTATACCCGGATTAGCTTGTATATACATACCAATAAAATTACCAGTAGCTACATCAAACCATTCATCTTTTTCATCTACAGTCATGTCTTTATACAACTTACCATGAACTACTAGTGTATCTTTAGCTAAAGCCAAGTATCTACCAAGGTAGTCGGGCATATTTTTAGCAGCATGCTTTGCGTTAGCATGCTCCTGTTGTGCTAATAACTCTTTAAAATTAAGTATTTGTTTAGGTGTATATGAATTCCCAGCACGATCTTTACCATCTTTTGCTAGTAATGTTAAGTCTGAGTCCTCCTCTGTTTTTAATTCATTATCAGCAATTTCTTCGTTCTTTGCTACTCGAGCATATTCAGAGACTCGTGCTTTATCTTTATAAGTCTCTTTTAAACCGTTTAATGTTGTACGATGTTCAAGAAATGTCTGACGTTCTTCTAAGAACTGTTTTCCAGTTACGGTGAGATTATAGAGACCTTGTAAGTTTTTCTTGAACTTATCAGGACCCATAGTTTTATTATATAGGTTGATGTTGTCAGTGAAAAACTGGTCTCTATCTTTTATGTTTGCGTCAATCTGTTTATTGACTGCTTCAGATAGATCTGTTTCTGTTCTTTCATAATCTAACTCTTCTGCGGTAAATGGGGCGGCGTCTTTTCTACCGAGGTATTCAAAATAAGATTGTGTCATTAGCTTATATTACCAAATGATGATAATGCTCCAGAGTTCCAGAAACTTGGTTGGTTATTAAGAGCTCCAAGATCAAAACCTAAACCGCCTAAACCACCAGCGTCTAGGCCATGATCTGTAGAAAACCACTTAGCAAGATCTCCTCCTCCTCCACCACCTTTAAACATACCTAATCCTTTACCCATAGAAGCAATACTAAGTACAGTACTTGCAATACTTAATGCACCAGTTAATCTATCGGTTGGAGGCATCATTACAGGTGCTCCGTATTCTGGACGTACACCTAAAGCTTCTTTTACTTTAGCTTGTACACCTTGCATCTTAAGAAGTCTAGCTCTGTAACGTCTCTGCATTTGTACTCCAAACTCAGATCTTACAGCATTATTTAAAGCTCCTCTAGCCCGTGTTAATGCAACTAATCCTCTAGTCTTAGCTCTGCGATCTCTACCGCCTTCATCAACACTTCCTTTACTTTGTAAATATTTTATATAACCTGACTGTTCAGCTTTCCTAGCCTGACCTTGTACATACAAAGCTCGTTGGTAATCATTACTAACTCCTCGGCTATAACCTGTAGCAGCACGTTGTAAACCACGAACAGCAGTTGTTTCTCTGTTCCAAAATTTTAAAGCGTCTGAACGATATCTAGCATCCTTCTCCGCCCATCTTTGTTGTGCAGCTCTTCTTGAAGCTGCGTTAGCATCCATGCACACGGCAAAATTCTATAAATTGTACGTTATTTGGTCCGTGTTCAAACTTACGTAAGAACTTGAAACCTAGAAATCTAAGTAATTTTAAATGTACTTTGTTTCTACTGTCAACTATATTCCAGAGGAGAGGCTCTTTACGGCTATCGACGTACCGCTTTGCTTCTCTTGCGAATGTAATTGGGAATCGGTGTATATTAGGGGTGCAAAGCATCCATATATCACCTTGTTCTCCTACTCCGGCCATGCCAGCAGTCTTGCCGTCAGGCACTGTAAAATACACGTAGGAGGGGTTGTGAGTCATGAGAAAAGGTAGTTCGTTATGATCTATCCCATGACCTTCTTCGACCTCTCTGAGGTCATCTGGACGGAGATTGAAGGCTACTTCTGTAGCAGCCTCCAACGTAATTGGGTGTATGTAATTAGACACGTTTGTAAAATCTTGGTGAAAAATCTCCTTCCCATGACATAGCTCGCAGAGTAGCTGGGGCTGGGTGACTCGATTTAAGTGTAATATCTACGTTATTATTCTGTTCGTAAACAGGTATTGTTTTTATATAGTCGTCTACATATGGAGCATCAGATACTTCATACTCGTCTAAAATTGAAGACTCATATACTTCAGTATAATCTGGTTTTCCTAGGCGTGTTAGCGTCGTTTCGTATAGACCTACTTTAGAGAAATGTAGTTTTATCCTATGTACAACGAGTGATGAATTAACATCAGAAACGGATCTTTCTCCATCTATTTTTATTGGATAGATTCTCGGAAACTCTACTAAGTATTCATATAGATATCCTATATTAACAGTAACTCCTGACCAGTCTCCCGGTACTGTAAAGCTTGTTGTACTTGTTAATGTAGGTTTAGCATACCTACCTATTCTAGCTGCATTTGTATCAGTGTCAACAAGAACTAAATCATAATTAGGTGTAGTAACATTAGCTAACCAACTTACACTACTAAATGTAGTTAAATTTGTACTTGTGCTAAAGCTTCCACCACTGATTGTTGTATGATTATCTATATGTATTAAATAATTAACATCGTCTTGATCAAAATTTGGGTCAGTATCGGACTGAACAAGTTTAATACATTGTAAAAAATTGTCTGTATCTACATAATAATACTCATCATTAATTATAAAATGATATAATATCGGATTATTTAGTTTCCATTTAAACCATGCTTGTTGTTGTCTCTTATCTCCAATAGTAAGATATTTATAACCATAAACAAGACAGTCTGATGAGTTAGATTTCGCAGCAAGAACTATAGAATTTTCTCTAGAATTAGTTATTAAATCTATATTTTTAGGTAATAACGATGGGACTAATTTAGTTATATCTACAACAAGTGGTTCGTTCTCTCTAGAAGTATTAGCCATTTCATTCATACGACTATACTTACCTGAGTTGTCTATATACGCCAGAGTAGTACCTAACGATAAGGGAGGTAGATCTTTATTATAATTAAATGTAGCTACACTACGTAACTTAGCTGTATCTGGGTTTAATATAGTATCATCCGTAGATAATAAAAATTGTTGGTTTGTACTAAATACTAACAGTCCAGCATTAATTTCTATACCATCAAATATTTCAGACGGAAATGTTGAAGCAGCTGATATATCTATAGGATCAGCAGCAGATATAGTCAAGGCTGATATTACAAAGAAGTCAGGTTCACCAAATGTACCGGGTCTAGATAAGATAACATTTTCTCCTGATAATAATGCTAGCCTATTACGAAAGAATAATACTTTATTAATTCTCTGTCCTACAAATGAAGGCATAGGATTAGTTGTAGTATCTCCTACTCTACGGTCAGCATATGTAAATTGTTTAACCGTAAATGTTGCTACTTCACTAGACGTACCTCCATTAGCTAAACCAGTTCTCTGTATAACTAAAGGCATGTTAGTTAGAGTTTTAGTGATACCCGGCTTAGGACATTCAAACCAAGATCCTGCACCGTCTAAATCATTTTCTCCTTGAAATTCTAGGTAGTAATCATCCTCATCAGACATTCTAGCATTAGCTACTTTAACTATATAACCATGCCTACATTGGTTAGGTAATCTAGTAACATCGTTTATTGATGTCTGGAAGACTCTCATTAAATCTTCTTCTGAAACCTCAACACTAAACGGATTAGAACTAGATAGATATATTCCCGGTCCTATAACCTTAGCACTTATCCCAGCTGGTAACTGAGCTAGGATACCACCTATAATAGTATCAGCTGTAACAGCAGTATCAGCATCAAATGGGGTAGGACTTGGTCTTACTAAACCATCACCATTATTTGTAAGTGTAGCTTTAACTTGTGTAGTTTCTATCTCTGTTACAGTAACATCTAAATATGCTTGACTACCACTTAAATCGGTTACACTAGCTGCCTCGTCAGCATACTCTGGAACTACTCGTATAACATCACCAACTTCCCAACCTTCTCCACCATGTAGTAAAGTTACTTCAAGGTTATAAGAACACCTGTAGTTGTCACCGTCTGGAGACGGGTCGTTTGTGCTATAATCATAATCAGGACTAATACCTTGTTGACCTAAAGCTGAGGCACGGAATACTAAATTATCCTTACCTGTAGTAAGTGTAGTGCCACTACTATTTTTGACATGTGTAATATTTTCTGAGGAAGAATAACTACTCTTAGCTGTTACTGTGAATACCTCAGTACCTATACCGGGACATGTACCTGTACCGTTACTTTCATCAAAATTATTACCTGTAATCTTTACTTTTGTAGCTCTCTTGAGGGATGTTAAATTACCTGTAGACGTAGAATCAAATATATTAAGACCATACTGTCTACCATTCTCAGTACGCATTAACTCTATCATAGCACAATGAGCTTCTGGTCTATCAGCTGTAGTTCCAGTCTGTCCTACTAGAGTATTAGCGTTAGAACTATCACGGTTAGTAACAAAGGTAGTGTCGTTGATAGTAAGAAACTGTAAGTTTTCAGCATCACTTGTTGTTAAATAATTTGTTATAGCAGTCTGCCCGCCTGTTCCGTAAACTACAGTCTGCTCTGCACCGGGGTTGTCCCCTTTTGCTTTCCACATTCTTAGTTGTCCATTAGGAGCAACCTGTCCTATGTAAGCACCTTCAGTATCATCACGATAATAATGAAACCATGAACCACCACTCTGTACGTTAGCTAGTTTATCAGCTCCTACTCGTTTAGATCCGGGTCTTTTAAGTAAGCCATAAGTTATATCAGGAACAGCATTTACAATATCCCTGACCTGTCCTTTGAACTTAAGATGGTCTGACTGTTCCGAAATTCCTTGAGCATAATTAGGGATAGTCTGTGTAATTCCTGCCATTATCTTCTAAGATTCCTCCATGGTTCATAAGTAGTATATACAGTATCGTCTGGGAACCCCATCATGCTGTGATTACCTTGATTACATTCATACTCCATCAGAGCAGCACGGGCTAAAGCCTCTTGTGTTGCAAGTAATTTTACTAATTGAGGGTTAGCTACGAGTTGTGTAGCTGCCATCCTTGATGCTCGATAAGTTATATATCTTCTGAACACTGGTGGTGTATCTTCAAAAGCATAGACCTTTGTAACATCTAATTCTATTTTATCTATATCAGGAAATTCATCTGTATGAGTCAGCTTATCATATAAGAATCCTCCACGTCTAATAAAATTATACTCTCTAGTAGACCAGTTATCAGTCAAGTCTAGTTTAACAATATCATCAGATATAGCAATCTTGTTAGTAGTACTATCAGGTGTAAACTCTACATGTCTCTCTCTGTTAAAGTGCCAACCTTCTATCTGTGTATCAATATTAGCATCTTTAAGTAAGTTATATATAAATTGTATCTCTGGGTTAGCATTAGTAATGACCCCTGTATTGGGATCTTTTAATTGTGTTATGGGTGACTGACCTATGCTACCCAGTATTGAGTTAACTGCGGATAGTTCGGTATCGGTTTCAATAGTTGTGGTAGCCATAAGAAAAAGGGGAGCCGAAGCTCCCGTATAAAAAATAAAAAATTACTCAAAAGTCTTTGTAGAGTTAGATACCGCAGCTCCAGCGATAAGCTCAACAGCAGCAGCTGGATTCAATGAATCAGCTCCCATTGCAAGTCTACCTAGAATTACGTCACCTTGGTAAACCACGGATATGTCTCCGCTTGTTACCTGTACTTGTGGACCGATTGCTTCAACACAGCCAGCAGCTTCTTTCTGGAAGATTAAGCCACAGCTGTTATTAAAGTTGTCACTGTTACCGTATGTGTTAACGGTTTTAGCAGTTCCTGAACCAGCTCTTTCGTCTGCTGTAGTTTCTGCAACGAAGCTACCTGTGTTTCCGGGATCTGTTACGCCGGGGTTTGTTGCACCCGCAGAACCGTACTTAGTACCATAAGAACCAAAGAATGGGATGTTCATAGATTTGTAAATCTTGATACCAGCAATTTCGATGATTCCATTACCTGTTTGTAATGCGTCACCTTGCTCGTCTCTGTTTACAAGACCATTAGATCCAACAGCTTGGATTAATTCGTAGTACTGTCTTGGGTTAAGAACACCAACTCTACCTTCAGTAGAAACTCCTTTCTCATCTAGTGCAGCAGCTGCATCGTAGAAAGCATTTATTAGGAATGTAGAATTGTAAGCGTCAGATGC